AAAAACGATCTGCGTGATATTTACAAGGCTTTCAAACTTATGGATGACCAAGCAACAGAGGAAGCAAGAACTCAATCTGCTGCTTTGGCTTATTTTGCATCAGAGGAAATTAAACAGGCAGCTAGAGGTAGAGAAAAATCTGGCAAGGCAGCGCAAAGAATTGCGGACGGCGTTAGCATTTCCAAGTCAAGCAAAATTGGTGAATTCCGTTATGGTTTCGCACGACAAAAGTTTTCAGGTGGGGCTACAACGCAGACCCTATGGGGTGGTATGGAGTTTGGATCTAATAAGTTCAAGCAGTTCCCTTCATATTCAGGACGGCAAGGCAGAGGTTCGAGAGGTTGGTTTATCTATCCAACCCTTCGCAGAATTCAGCCTGAATTGATTAATAAGTGGGAAGCAAGTTTTAATCGCATTATTAAGGAATGGGTATAATGGCTACCGGTAATCGCACATTAAAATTATCAATTCTCGCCGATGTCGATGACTTAAAAAAGAAGCTAGGCGATGCCGATAAGGCGGTTGAAAGTAACGCAAGTAAGATTTCAGAGTTTGGCAAAAAGGCTGCTTTAGCATTTACTGTGGCAGCTGCTGCTGCGGTTGCCTATGCTGGCAAATTAGCCATTGATGGTGTCAAATCAGCCATTGAGGATGAACAGGCACAACTAAGGTTAGCTGCTGCTTTGAAAACCGCCACAGGGGCTACTGATGCCCAAATCAAGGCTACTGAGGAATACATTACAAAAACACAGTTGGCAACCGGTGTTGCTGATAATGATTTAAGAAATGCCTTTCAAAGATTATCTGTTACCACAAAAGATGTTAACTCATCTCAAAAACTATTAAATTTAGCGTTAGATGTTTCAAAGGGAACAGGCAAAGATTTAACAACTATCACCGAAGCGTTGGCAAAAGCTTATGAAGGACAAGACACAAAACTGGCACGATTGGGCATTGGTCTATCAGCTGCCGATTTGAAAGCGATGGATTTTAATCAAACACAAAAGGCATTAAGTGATCTTTATGGTGGCGCAGCATCTAGAAATGCCGAAACTTTTCAAGGCAGAATTGACAGATTAAAACAAGGTTTTGAGGAAGCCAAAGAAACTGTTGGCGCAGCATTGCTTCCTATAATTGAAAAATTGATCGGCTACATATTCCAATATGGTGTGCCTATTATTAATAAATTTAAGGATGCTTGGGATGTTGTCAAAAAAGCCATTGAGGATAACAGAGAAAGTTTTGAATCATTTATTCAATTGTTGCAAGATTATGTTTTACCTATTTTGGGCAAAGTATTCACTTTCATGATTGATGTTGGAGCAAAAGCAGCATCAGCAATAATCAATGCGTTTGGCACAATTGCTGGAGCAGTAACACCTGTTTTGAATTTTATTATTGACGCCATTAACACTGTTATCCGAGGAATCAATTTGGTCAAACCCGGAGCAGATATTGGCGGATTAAACAGAATAGGCGCATCTGGCGGTGGGGCATTTGATTATAGAGCAGGTGAAAGAGGTTTGCCTACTGTCACAAATACTGTGCCACAAAATCAACCTAATGTTATTAACAATATTTCAGTAGAAGCTTTAGATCCTGAATCTACTGCAAGGGCTATTCAAAAGGCACTTATTGAGGCATCACAAAGAGGCGTTCCTGTATTTGGTGGCTCAGGAAACATTGTGTTCCAGTAATGACAGTTTTTACACCTGAATGGAAAGTCAGCATTAATAATGTTGAATATACAAATGTTACCCTTTCCGATTTATCTCATCAGGCAGGTAGATCAAACATTTATTTGCAAGCCAATCCATCTTATATACAAATTGATTTAATAGCCTTAAATAATGAAAATTACAATATACAGATTAATGATGGAATAACTTTACAAGTAAAAGACAGCACTAATTCTTATAGGACTTTATTTGGTGGAAACATCACTGACATTACAACTCAAGTTAGGACTGCAAGCAGTATTGCAGAAACCTTTTCTTATACGATAATTGCTTTAGGTTCATTGGCTAAACTGCCAAAGGTAATCTATGAAGGCACATTGGCTAGGGATGATGATGGCGACCAGATGTTTGAATTGCTGTCTGACTTATTCTTAAACAACTGGAATGAAGTGCCGGCAGCCGAAACTTGGGCAGGTTATGACCCAACAGTTACTTGGGCAAATGCTGAAAACTTAGGACTTGGCGAAATCGATCGCCCTGGTGTTTATGAGATCACAGCTAGGGGAGCAAATCCTGATACTGTCTATAACATTGCAAGTCTTATTGCTAATAGCGCATTCGGTGTTTTGTATGAGGATCAGCAAGGTCGTATCGGATATGCCGATGCTTTGCACAGACAGAATTACCTTGCCAATAATGGATACACAGAGATTTCAGCAAACACAGCATTGGGAGCAGGATTAAAAGTTTTGACTAGAGGCGCAGATGTTCGCAATGAAGTCTTTATTAATTTTGGCAATAATTTTGGATCACAGGAAAGCGCAATTGATTTAGACAGTATTGAGATCTTTGGTTACAGAGGCGAAACTATCAATACAGTTTTACATGATGCTACCGATGCACAAGCTGTGGCTGATCGCTACATTGACCTTAGATCTTATCCAAGAGCCTTATTTGACAGCATTACATTTCCATTGACAAACTCAGCAATTGATGATGCAGACCGAGATGCCTTACTTGGAATCTTTGTGGGTCAGCCAATGCGAATAACAGACTTGCCTGTCCAGATAGCCCCAACTCAACAGTTTGAGGGTTATGTTGAAGGCTGGCGTTGGAGCACTAGATTCAACGAATTATTTTTAACCATAAATCTGAGCCCGATCGAGTTCTCCCAAGTTGCAGTTCAATGGGAACAAGTATCAGCCTCAGAGGCTTGGAACACTCTAAGTGGTACACTAACATGGGAAAATGCGATTGGAGCAGTAGCCTAATATGGCAAACACAACTTATTTTGGATGGGAAACACCGGACGACACCGATCTGGTTAAGGATGGCGCAGCTGCTATCCGCACACTTGGTCAAGCAATTGATACTTCTATGCAAGATCTTGAAGGTGGCACGACTGGTCAGATATTGTCAAAGAATTCAAATGCGGACATGGATTTTGTTTGGGTTACAAATGATGTTGGTGATATAACCGAAGTTGTTGCAGGAACAGGATTAAGTGGTGGCGGTTCATCCGGATCAGTTACTTTAACAAACACAGTTGCAACAGAGTTTGATGCAAAAGGTGATTTGGTTGTCGGAACTGGTGCAGACACTTTTGACAAATTATCTGCTGGAACTAACGATCACAGACTGGTTGCAGCAAGTGGTGAAACAACTGGTTTGAAATATGTTGCAGATACTCAAAACACAGTAGTTGATGCTGAAGGTGATTTATTAGTTGGAGATTCTGCTGACACATTACAAAGACTTGCAATTGGATCAAATGCTCAAGTCCTGACAGTTGATACATCTGTTGATGGCAAAATCAAATGGGCAACTCCTGCTGGTGGTGGTGGTAAAGTTTTACAGGTAGTTCAAGGAACAACAACAACAGAAACTAACATTGCATCAACAACAATGACTGCTACAACAATTTCAAGAACAATCACACCAAGTTCAGCATCAAGTAAAATTTTAGTTATTGTTACTCCAAATGTTCAATGGGATGGAACAGCAGCAAATGTTGGTTTTAGTGCAGAATTACGCAGAGACTCAACAACAGTTTATTCACAAGATGCAAATGGTTACAATACTGGTTATGCAAATGTTACAACTTTGAGTGCGCCAATTTTAAATACCAACATTAAAACTTTTTCTTTTGCTTATTTAGATAGTCCTTCAAGCACATCGGAATTGACTTACACAGTAAGAGCAAAAGTTTTCAGCACTTCAAATGATAGGCGTGTTAAATTCCAACCAGAATCAGTAATGTCAACAATAATTTGTATGGAAATAGGTGCATAATGAATGATGATTTATTTAAAGCAATAAGAAAATTACAACCAACTGCTGAGTTTTCATTTCAAAACAATGATTATTCGACAATTGATTGGCATATCTTAGAAGGCGAAGCACCTACTCAAGCCGAAATTGATGAGGCTATTAAACAAGTCAAGGCTGACGAAGCAAATCAAATTGAAGCAAATGCAACAGCCAAAGCAGCATTGCTAGAGCGTTTAGGCATTACTGAGGATGAAGTAAGACTGCTCCTTGGCTAATGAAACCTTGGTTATCTAAAGCTGCTGTTCAACTGCGTGAGCAGATCGATGATTCCTTCCCAGAGCGTAGCCGTAAATCTGATGGGTGGATTGGTGATGCTAGACATAGCACACGAAAAAGCGATCACAACCCAGATGCAACAGGATGCGTGCGAGCAATTGATATTGACGCTAGGCTTTCTGACGACAAAGGGCTTTCAGCATATTTGGCAGATCAGATTCGATCATACGGGAAATCCAAGGGTGGCATCAGTTATGTAATTCACCAATCACAAATTGCATCACCTTTACTTGGATGGCGTTGGCGTAAATATAAAGGCAATCCCCACAACCATCACATCCATGTAAGTTTCAAGAAAGATCAAGATAAGAATTCTGAGTTTTTTCACATACCACTACTAGGAGGCAAGGCATGAAACTATCAAACAAACACAAGGCAGCAATTAAGTCATATTTAAGAGCTGTGGCTGCTTCCGGTATTACTGTCCTGTTGGCAATTGTTGCTGACATCCGACCAGAGTTTGCAATCCTTGCTGGAGCATTGGTTGCACCATTGGCAAAAGCATTAGATCCAAAATCAGGGAGCGAAGTTGATTATGGAATCAATGCGAAATGACAGCCAACGAATGGGTTGGTATAGCCGTTGGCGTATGCGGAGTATCAACAAGTTTATTGCTGGCTCTGCGCTGGGTTATTAAATCCTACTTACAAGAATTAAAACCCAATTCTGGAAGTTCGATTAAGGATCAAATTACAAGACTTGAACAGCGTGTCGATGATCTGTTTGTCTTAATTAGTAAGCGATAATTTTATTTATGGCGAACACACGAAAACCTATCAAACGCAAAAAGATCAATCGTCGAGTCGTTCGCCAAACTCCTGAGCCATTAAGCAAAATCGATCAGCATTATTTGGCTTTGCACGAATGTTACAAAGCAGCTAGAAAAGCAGGATTTACGCCTGAACATGCTTTCTGGCTTATGACTGAACATAAGACTTTTCCTGATTGGGTCGTAGGCGATGGTGGGATCATTCCTTCCATAGATCCAACTGACGATGAGGATGACGATTAATTAAAGCCAACCGCAGGTATCTTGTAACGCCAGATTTACAGATTCCATTGCACCATCCAAAAGCAGTTTCTAATCTGATTAAAATGGCAAGGCATGAAAAATTTGATTTTGTATTAAATGTTGGCGATGAAATGGATCTTGGTTCACAAAGCCGTTGGGCAAAGGGCACAAAGTTAGAGTTTGCTGAAACCCTTGATGAGGAAAGAAAACTTGGTCAAGAAATACTTTACGATCTAGGCACGACCGATATCGTCAGATCGAATCACACAGATCGAATTTATCAAACCTTACT